GAGTTCGCCAAATCTCGATTCGAGCCTCTGCCGCCACGATCAACCAGCGGAGCTTTTCCTCGGTCTCGACAGCGTCCTTCAAACCGTGGAGCAATTCCATGTAGTCAGGATCTGAGTACGCTTCACGCTCCTGCATGGCGGCCGACTTGTGACCGTTGATCTCGGCTTCGCGCATGCAGAGTGCCTTTTTGCTCTTTCTGAACTGTTCGAGGTAGACGCGCTCGGCCTTGGCTTTTGCGTAGGCAGTCGCGTTGTCTCGAATGAAATTCAGCGCGGCGAATATGTTGATCTGGCTTTCGTCGCTCATCAGACGTGCTCCTCAGCAATGGTCTGGACGATCTGGTCGAAGTAGTCGCGCGCGGCATCGACCTTGCGCTTGATCTTGTCTTCCAGCGACTTGTCTCTCGCGTAGGGAACCCGTGTAACGCGTAGCATCGGGTCGATGTGATCGACGTAATGGATTGCCTCGGGCTCGTAACGGATAAGCTCGTCGGGCGTGCTCACCATGCAGTAGTCGATCTCCGATTCGTCCACGTTCCACAGCATCATGTATCCGCGCAACTGCCATTCGTAATCCTTGTCCCGTCCAGCGAACACCGTTGCCGGGAACGTAGCGAGCGACCAGGGCGCCTTGATATCGTGGATCTTGCGGCCGGTGAATATGTCGCATTCGCCGGTCAGCCAGTCGTTTTCACGGCGCTCCGTGTTCTTCGTGAAACTGGTGAAAAGGACTTCGTTCAGCAAGTCAATGCATGCCTGCTCAACGATCAATCCCTTTTCCATTTCCTTGCTGCTGACTTCCTTGACGTAGCCGTAGACGAACTCCTTGGCCAGGTCTTCGATGTACGTCTTCGCGCCGACAGACAGAACCTCGTCCTTCGTCTTCGGCTCGGTCATGATCTTGCTGAGGGACGAGCAACGAATCCTGAACATCATTCCTCCACTGCGGCCTTGACCGCCTCGTTGACTTTCTCGTTCTGTTCGTCCGTCAGTTCGAACTGAGACCGCAGCCGTTCAGTCGTGTACTCGCCGGCCTGGATAGACTTGATTGCAGCCTGAAGGCGATCGTCCGTGATTGGCTTTCGGCGCTTCGTCGGGACGCTTGGACGGATGCGCAGGCACTCGACCATGTCGCCAGCGAGCTTCGTCATGCTGGCGTACAGCGTGATCTGCTTTCCGGCCCAATCCTCGATGTACGATCCGTAGAGCTTCGCAATCGACTTCGAATTCGTCACGTTCAGAATGAGCGGTTTCTGGCCTACCAGGTGGGCGACCGTGCATTCTTCCTTCTTACCGCCAGTACCAGTGACCTGTTCGCGCTTCACATAGTCAATCGTCACAACCAGGTCTTCGTCCGGCTGGAGCGCGTACGCTCCGATGTAATCCGGGTTGATCAGCTTTTTCCAATGCGTTTTTGTGTCCATAACCGGCCTCCATTAGCCGCGATTCCGACAATTTTTCGAACCACTCAATCGCTTCCAAAACTTCCCACGTCTTAGGATGTGGTCCGTCGTCTGTCACGTCCGCTCCTTGTATGCCGTCTGCCGCATGTCTCCTGGATCACTTGGTAAGAACATCAGGGCAAAAGCCAGTAGCAGGAGATAGCCAATGATCATGCTGAGTATTGGATGACGGGCGGTGAACATGTCGAGGCGTCTCATGTCGTCCACCCATGCACGCCGGCCCAGGCCAGCAGAACGCCGCATACAACGGCTATCGACCAATCAATCGCGGTGTTCAGCATTTCAACCCCCGAAGATTGCGAGAAAGCGCTCGCCGAAAAACACCAGCATCAGCAGCGCGAAGAAAAAGAAACCGGCCACGAAACACTGCGCGCCAATGATGACGTCCGCGTCGACCAGGTCAGACAGCGTTGGCTGCTCGCGGCGGTCGCGGTACTGGCGCCGGCGGTAGAGGGTGGTCATCATCCTTGCCCCCCGACCGCACAGAGCGTCCAGCAGACAACCTGCAAAGCCAGAACTACGATTCCGAAGGCGATCATGATTGGCCTCAGAACGGAATTTCTGACTCTGCCGACGCGAGTTGCAGCGGCTTGTCGGACTCGATCAACCGGGCCGTGTCGATGCAGTCGATCATGGCTGTCTGAACGCTCGACGCAAGGCGCTTGGCACGATCTGCCGCGTCTTCCTCGATCAGAGAAAGCACGCGAACGATGAAGCCAGGCGCGAGTTCGACTTCGATCTTCCCGCCAGGGCCTTCGAAAAGCGCTTCAGCGAACAGCGATCCACCATTGGTTTCATAACTTTCGCGGCGGCGGATTGTCAGTGTCTTGAGTTGCATGTCAGTCTCCAGTGTGCAGTTCGATTTCGGCAGGAAGGCGTTTCATGTACCAATCGATCGGATCCATCAGAAGCTCTTCGTCGGTCCATTCGCGATCCTCGTCGTTGGCAGCTGGTCTGCCGGTTTCAATTCCCTTAAGCAGGCGGAGATCGTGAGAATCCTGTTTGTCGACGAGTACCTTCACGGGCTTCTCCTGATCGAATAACCAATCTCCGGTCTTTTGCATGCGGTTGCCGGACACGACAAAGGGTGTGCTCATGCCAGTTGCTCCTTGATGTCCATCTTCAGCGCCATCTGACGGGCCAGGTCCCGAGAGCCCGATACCGCGTAGCTAATTGCGGTAGCGGCCATGTCCATCGTGCGGCGGTCATCTTTCTTTCGTGCTGCCAGGTATGCCAGCTTCAGGGTTTCAACCAGGTCCGCCATGTCAGCCTCCAATTTCCTTCGCCACGCCTTCAGCGATCAGTGCCATCGCCAGTTCGCGCATCAGGTGTTCAGTTAGTGCACCGTGAGGAACTGGAAGCGCATTCAGTTCGATCAGGTCTTTGGCGAGGACTGACATGGCAACCTCACTTGCCGCTGTACGGCACGAACTTCGGTTTCTGGAACTGCATCATTTCGGCTTGCGGCCAGGGCTGATATGCATCCTCTGCGTACACCGGAGCAATCGAGCTGCGTCCACCGTTGCCGCTTTGCGAGCCAGAAGAAGCTGCCGCGGCTCCCATCGAAGCGCCATTGCCTAGGCCGCCGTGGTGCCCGTGATTCGCTGATGCTGTCGATGCAAACGCGCTCGCGGAGAACAGCAGAGCGGCCAGGAGAAGGGTCGGTTTCATGCGGATCTCCGCTGATACTGTTCGACCTTATAGGGGCCGTTCAACCTGTCGATGAAACTCTTACTTTCGTTGAGCTTCGCAGCTTGGTTTAGAGCGAGGTCTTCAGACGGATGTGCGCCCATCAACACGCCAGTCTTGCTTCTGACTGCATGAGTCAACGGACGGATAGATTTAGGGATTCTCAACATGTTGTCCTCACAGGGAGCGGTTCGTGTTGCTGTGAGGTGAATATTAGGCCGACCTAAGGCGTAGGTCAAGAACTATTTTAGGCCGACCTTAAATGACAGGCGAAGAAAAGCCCGCTCAAGGCGGGCCTTCGGCTTTACTGTGTACGCGCTACTTCTCGTGTCAGCTCGGCAAGCATTTCCACGCACTGCATCAGGCGCCGCACGGCCGGCGATTCTTTATGCTGTGCGTTCTCCCAGGTCTCGCGACGTCTAGTTTTAATGATTCGACCTTTTTCGATCGGTACTACTACCTGCTCACATTCGGTCTCGTTGCCCACTTTTGCCCCCGTATCTCCATCGTGTAGGGATTACGCATTTGGTATGGCCAATGTAATGCGTTGACAGATAGTGGGACCTCCGCAAACGTTTACTAACTAGGGTAAACCCCTAGATTTGACATTTAACCAACTTTCTTCTGTCGGCTAACATCCTTGCGCAGCAAGCGATTGATGAAATAGATGGCATCTTCCCTTTCAGTTCCTTGCGTCCTGTCGATGTCATGCAGGGCAGCCACAATCTCAGCCATTTCCTCCGACAATTTGGAAGATATTGGCCTCATTGCGCCCTTTTTGAACATCAACCATTCCGGCCGGATGTTGAGAAGTTCGCACACCTTCAGCAGGTTCTCTCCAGTGATGTTCTTGGCCGGCTGGATCGATCCAGAGGCGAGCCAAGCCGATACCGTAGGCGAAGCGACCTTCAGCTCCTGCGCGAGCTGGTGAGGGTTGTATTCGCTTTCTCTGAGTGCCTTCGCGAGGCGTTCGTTCCAAGTTTCCATTAGCTAAGCCTAATCAAAATTGTTTTAGGTGTGGCTTGCGTTTGCACTTAGGTCGGCCTAAAATAGATGCCGTACACACTAGGAATCTGTCATGGACAACCAATTTGCAAACATCGTCATCGACCGTCTGGGCGGAACTTCTGCTGTCGCGAAAATGTGCGAATGCAAACCCCCTTCAGTGCACCAATGGCGCACGGACGGAATCCCCAAGTACCGACTTCAATTTCTTCGGCTTGCTCGACCCGATGTGTTTAAGGGTCTAGCTGAGCCCGTTGAACAATCCGAAACCGCATAACAACAACCGAGGCATTCAACATGGCACGGCGTGCTGAATTCCGTAATGAAGTAAAGACTCGTCTCGAGGACGACGTTTACGAACGTCTTCAGGACTTCAAACAACTCCACTACATCGACAGCGACTCCGCAGCGTTGAACCGCCTGGTTCGTATGCTGTTGTGTGGCATTGTCCCTGCGCCTCGCTCGGGCGTCAGTTCCGAGGTGGGACGGTTTGGGACGCAGGAAGCCTTATGAGCGAAGACCAAAAAAAGCAATACACAGTGGAATTCGATGCGGGGGAAGCGGAAAAGATAGAGAGCGGGGCGGTAAGTCAAGGGGTTTCAACCACTGACTTCATCGTTTACTGCGCTCGTCAGGTCTGTTTCGGCATCAATTACGCCATTACGCGGCTGGCCGATGCGGGACAAATAGGGCCATTTGACAAGGACTAGCAGTAAATCTTGTAGGAGTACTACCGGAGGGGAGACGGCTAGACACGGCGCGACTCCGGTATTGGGCACAGCGCGTACCAAGTGCCAAGGGTGGGAACGAAAGGATAGAGCCCGGTAGGAGTTGCTTCGCGGCGACTTAAGTCTGTCCGACCTGTTGGAGGCGCGAACCTGCCACAGGGCCCGGAAACGGCGCAGCGTTCGGCTTGGGTAGGGGGAACTCTGCCCGGAGCCTAAAACCTCCCGTGCCAAGAGGTGGATAACTGAAGACTTACCAGTATCACTAGGCGCAAAAACGAAGCCCCGCGAACGGCGCGAACCGTTCCGGGGCGGTGATCCACAGTGACTTTCACGGAGTCAAAGCAGATGTCTCATTTTAGCACATTGGAACTTGAACTCAGACCGTATCAGGCCGTCGCGATCCAGGCACTTCGCACTGG